GGTACAGCACGATCTATTTACTAAAGAAATGATCCCTATTAGAAGTTTGGTGGACCTCACTCTTGAGCGTATTCCAGACTTCTACTACGACAAGTCTAAGTACCTCAGTATTGACTCTAAGACTAAGCTTATTCAGACGCTTCCTGCGTCTGCTACAGCGAGTGGTTCTTCTAGTACCGCTAGAAGAGTTCCTCCTAGAGGGGCTATGGGTATTGAATAATGGCTGTATTTAGATCATCACGCTATTACACCGGAGACGCTCAACAAATCAAGAATAAAACTACCGGCTTATTTAACTGGACTGTTTATCGTGACTTTCCAGGAGCAACTCAGATTAGTTATATTGACTATACCTGGGTAGATGGTGACCGCATTGACTATTTAGCGGACGTATTTCTTGGTAACGGAACTCTTTGGTGGAAAATTATGGACATCAACCCTACTATCCAAGACCCGTTCTCTATAAAAGAGGGAACTGTAATACGGATTCCTAGGAGTTAACCGTGACTATTTTAAGTAAAAATTTACGTGCTAATTTGCCTATTGAACGTCCACACAGTCGATCTGTATCGTTTAGTAAAAGCCCGGATTTTGCCCTTACCTTAATAAGCGCAAGATTAACACAAGAGCTAGATTCGCATGAGATATTAACCCTTCGTTTTGCTGGAAAAGTTAACAGCAACGAAGGAACTATTGTTTCTGGTGATCCAGTTGAGTTTAAATGGACTAGCGGTATTAACGAAAACACCTTTATCGGGTATGTGCATAGCATTAAACCAACCACTATTGAAGAAAATGAAACTGAAGTATATTGCGTATCTCCATCGTATTTATTAAAAAATACCGATCAAAAGATATATAAAAATGTAACTGCCGATGCAGTAGTTTCTAAGATTGCTTCTAAGTACGGTCTAAAAGCGGTTACCCAAAGACATCCAAGAGTGTTTTCTGCTGTAACTCAAGCGGGTCAAAGCGACTGGCAACTTCTTCGTACGTTAGCTAATCAAACAGGTTTTGCTTTAAAGACAGAAAAAACAACACTATATTTTATGTCTAAAGATAAGTTGTCATCTTCTAGCAGATCTTCTGCTCCATATTTTTATACTGAAAACATAAAGCCACTATCTAAAGTAGCTTCTCAATTTGGCACCGTATATAGCTTTAAACCTATGATTTCAGATGAAGCTCCAGATATGTTGGGAGCTACTGTGGATCGAGTAGTTACTGGTATCCATCAAGTAACAGATGCCCCTATAAGCACTACTCATAGTTCTAAACCTGGATCTAAACAAACGCTAGGCGTTGTTATACCAAGTCAAGCATATTTAAATGGAGAGATCTGATGACTGCAACTCATTCCTCTTCTACAAATAAAGCAACTTTTATACGTCATTTACCTTTTGAAAGCGCTACCAGCTTAGCAGATGCTAAGTACATAGCCACTGACCGAGCTGAAACGTACAGATATAAATATCGAGGAGTCGCAATACTTGCTGGAGATGCCGGAGTAAAAGTTGGTCAATTAATTTATCTAGACGGACTTTCTCAGGGAATGTCTGGATACTGGACTGTTTTACGTGTAGATCACGTGTTTGGTAGCGGTAACGCTTCTTATCAATTAGAAGTTTTACTTGGTACAGATGTTCTTGGAGATGTATCAGAGAATGTGGGGGCAGATACAGAAGTACGCGATTTTGCCGCAGAACTAGCAGAACAGTCTTTAGATGCGGCCCCATCCACCCTTACAGATTACTCTTTTGGCGTAAACGCTGGCAAGGTAGAGTCATCTGTAGCATATGCGCCATCTAGTAAAGTAGTAGCTCCAGCGTACGCACCAGCAGCACCTACGTCTTATGAACCCAACATATATAAAACTGAGGTACCAAATTTTTCAAGCGTTAAACGAACTACAACATGGGCGGCAAAATAATGGCAATAGCTAACGATATGGAATACATGTTAGACCCTCAGGGTAGGCCAAGATTCTTTGGCCTGTACGAAGGCACTGTAGTAGACATAAATGATCCTTTAAAGAAAAACAGGATAAAGCTTTCTGTTACGGTTACTGGTAAAGAAACCAGTAACTGGGCTAGGGCTCTTCTTCCCATCACGGTAAATTCAAACCATCCTGATCATCAAGAACATACCGCTGCTCAGATTGCCGCCCTATTAACTACTACCGCCACAACGGTGACCTCCGGAGCCGCTTCTGCAGGCACCGCTCATACCCACTCAGTAACTGTACCCGCGCTTACAGTGGTAGCAAAAGCAGGGGCTGGTACCCTTAAACATCCGCATAAAACTGTCGCAAACACCACAAAAAAATGGAATGATGCTACTGATATAGGCGCTACAGAAGAGCACACTCTTCACAGACTATTGCCTAAAAAGGGACAAAAAGTTTGGGTAATGTTTGTTGCGGGATTAGTAAACGAACCAGTATGGGTAGGAGTACAGGAACCTAAATGAAAGCTATTTCATATCCTTTTACTCTTGATCCATTTGGTGTTGTAGAGTCTACAGAAAATCAAACTAAAATCTATCAAGATAGGGTTTTAACCTTGCTATCCACCGCCGTTGGAGAAAGACCAATGCGCCCTACGTATGGCACAGATGTTGCTAGAGCCATGTTTGAAAACCAAACTGATGCTAAAAAAGCTATTGATCAAGCTATTAGAAAAGCTATAAGCACCTGGATACCTGAAGTAGATGTGGATTCCGTAAATGTAACCACTTTTGATAATTCAGGAAAAGTAGGGGTAGAAGTAAACATTATTTTGCCGGACTTTACATCAACAACTGTTAACGTTTTAAGCACAACCCTAAATCCAAACGGCTCTACTACGAGGTGATGAATAATGGCTAATGAAGTCCCTTACCAAATAGATTATACATCTAGAGACTATTACTCTCTAATAACAGACCTTACAAGTCTTGTAAATGTAAGAACAGACACCGATTGGAGTGCTGACGACCCTAATGATTTAGGCACTGTTATTTTGGAGTCTTTTGCCTACATGGGTGACGTAATGTCCTATTACATTGACAGAGTTGCTAACGAGCTTTCAATTGATACCGCAGCTCGTAGAAAAACACTTGTTGATATTGGAAAGCTTTTTGGATACCGAGTTTCTGGTCCAACGCCAGCCACAGTATCTGTTCGTTTTGAGAACATAAGCGATAGTCCTATTGATATTCCGGTAGGAACTCAAGTATTAGCAACCCTTCTTTACGGAAACTATACAGAAGTTTATTTTGAGACTATTGAGAGTGCTGTACAATTAGCTGCTGGAGATAACATAACTCTGTTAGCTAAGGAAGGAAAAACAGTAAACACAGATCGTCCTGACTTAATTAGCGCAACAACTAATAAACCTCTTCCAGTTAACTTAGGAACATCTGCAGGAACTGCTGATCAATCTTTTGAATTAACAGACACAAATGTTGTTGATACATCAATTGTTGTATACGTTGGTCAAGGCGAAGCATTTGCTCCTTGGACATTCGTAGACACTCTATCTGAGTTTGGTCCTTCCGCACTTGTGTTTACAACAAGCGTAGATGAAGCGGGCAAAACATCAGTAGTATTTGGTGATGGAGTAAACGGATCTATTCCGCCATACGGTCAAGTCATTAGCGCACTGTATAAAGTTTCTGTAGGAGCAGCTGGAAACCTATCCGCAGATACTATTGAAGAAGTAACGTTCATTCCTGGAAACAATACTCCAGAAATTGTTGGTTACCTAGCAGTTACAAATCCAGCAGCAAGCTATGGCGGTGCGGATGGCGACGACAATACTCAAATTAGAACTAAAGTGAAAAACGCAATCTCAGCTCAAAGACGTGCAGTAACTCTTACTGACTATGAAGCCTTAGCTAGCCTTGTACCGCAAGTAGGTAAAGTAAAAGCAGCTTCTTCTGTTTACACCGCTGTAAATTTATACTTACAAACTCAAAATGATGGTTCTGTTACTCCAGGAATTGTAAGTGGATCGCCCACAGCTACCTGGACTGCTGTTTCAAATGCAGTGAAGACATACATGGCATCAAAAATTCCTGCTGGAACTACCCTGACAGTTATTGAACCAACTTATAGAGATTTTTATATCACCCTAGCTATAACAGCCAAGCCTTCTTATAGAAATTCAGAAATTGCTAGAAATATTAGGGCAGCTTTTATTAATCCTGGTGGGTTATTTTCTTATGAAACAGTAACATTTGGTCAAACAGTAGCGTTGTCTGCCGTAATTGCAAAAGCACAGGCAATTGATGGAGTTATTTCAGTAAACGTAACTAAATTTAATACTGATAATGGGTCGTCTGTAGTAACCCCGTCCATAACCTCTACAGATGGCTACATACCTGTACTACAAACTGCAAACCTAGTTATTAACGTAACTGGCGGTTTGTCATGACAGCTAGCCGCCAGTGTTAGAAAATAACCTAAACTAGAGAGATAGGTAAGACAATGCCAGCACAGTACCCGACGTCGGTTAGAACCTTTACTAATAAAGTAGACTTAGTAGACACCGTATTTGCCGACCACGTAAACGTTCTTCAAGATGAAACACGTGCCGTACAGTCCACTTTGGGTAACCTAGTGCTTAGCTCTAACTATGCGGGAACATTTTCTCAGACCACAAC